GTTGTACACTAAGTTGATTACTAGATATAGAACAAGATGTCTTTTGTGTAGCACTTAACATTTGATTAGTTGCAAAAGATATTGATTCACATCCCATAGAACCTTTCTTTAAATTAGTCTGAACATCTACATCTGTTACGCGATTAGAAACAGCATTCGTATCAGTTGTAGTCGTTGAACTACCTCCGGAAGCACCAATGGGACCAATGTGGGCCCCACCGTGTCTTTCTTTAGTCTTTTGGTGTGTTACAACTTCACCATGTTGTTTATCGCTCATTGCATAAGTATTATCCTTATCATCCCATTGCTTACAAGCTCCAATTCCTAACATCGTTAGAGCATTTTGCTGAGCATTTAAGAGGTCGGATGGTTTAATAGCGTCAATATTTAATTCTTCATCCTTTGGGGGACATACAGATTCTTGTATTTTAGATTTTTCTTCATTTGTTTGGGATGAAGGGTCTTCCGTTGTTTCGGATGAAGGGTCTGCATTAGAAATAACGGCATCATATACTTCACTACTAGGACTGCTTTCATCTTCTTCTCCAAAATAAGATTTTTTATGAAATGGGGCGAAATTTAATGGCATTCTGTATAAATTTTCTTTAATAAGGTAAAATATTTTTTTTAAAAAAAATATTCGTATTAAATAATACGAATATGTCAGGAATAATTGAGGCATTAGATGATAATAATTGGCCCGCTGAATGTAATGGTGTTAACCCAGCAATTAAAGATGGTTCAGAATCTAAAACTTGTACTTGGTTAAATGAATTAGATTCTAAACAATGCAACGATCCTACAAATAATTATTTTAATTTTAGAAAACAAATAAGACAGGGATTTTTAAAAAATAATTCTATATTTAATAATTTCGGTAGTGAAAAAATGATGAAAGATGTTAGTGAGAATAAGTTAACATGTGTAAATAATGATAAAGTCAATCATTGGGATTTAACACATGATTTTTGTACTTCAAGTAGTAATAATAATGTTGGTAATCCTTATTGTGCTTCATATTTTTCTAAATTTACTGAAAAAATCCCTTGGAAAAAATCTGAAATAGGTGAAGATAAATTTACTAAAAAAATCCACGATTATCGTGAAACCCTTGGTAAAAAATGTGAAAATGCTACTCAATTAACTAGCGCTAATTGGACTGATAAAGTAGATCAACTAGAACCTTCAATTACAAAAAGTTTATCAAAAAAAAAGACTTTAAATTACAGACCATGGGTTAGTGAAGGTGAACAAAATCCTTATGATATGACCCCCGAAGAGTTTGAAAAATCTAATTGGAATATATATGCTAATAACAGTTCAGATGAATGCGAAATAAATCCATCTCCAGGACCGAACTCAAATCCATCTCCAGGACCAAGCTCAGATAAAAAAGATCTACCTAAATGTGAACATCGTGGCTTATATTACGATAATATTAAAAGATTTGGTGTCGAAAATAAAGCATTAGCAATTCCATCTAGTTACACAAATAGTAACGACCGAGATACTGGTGGAACAGTGGATAAAATAATAGGAGCTCCTTGGTGGGATCCTGATTTAAAAGTTTGTGGATGTGCAATGCCTTATGAAGAACAAATTAGAAGACACCATTTTAATAATTACAATGATTTTGCAGGTTCTTATGGTTCTGCAGAGAGAAAGAAATTTCAAAAAGATGATGTTAAATATTTTAATTTTGGTCCGGAAAAATATAAGAAGGTTTCTGTTAGTGGAAATAGCAAATATGGCATAGGACCTGAAAGTATTGTACTACATGGTGTTGGTAATGAAAAAAATAAGCCATCTACATCTATTATTCGTCAATCTTTAATAAATAGACTTCAAGCACCTAAAACAAATGATTATTTAGATTCAATTACAATTAAAAACTGTAATAGGGCAGAACAAATAGCAAAAAATGCTGAATTGTATAATATTGAGTTAAGTGAAAATGAACAAGCTTATGTAAACAAATTGAGAAAAGATTGTATGGTTCCTATAAATGGTATTTCTCCTCCAGTACCTGATTATAAACGAAAGACAGGATGTTATGATGATAATGGTAAATTTATGGCTAATAGAGAAGATTGTTTAGTTAAAGATAGAAATTATTATCAAGTTGATAATAGAAAAGATTCTCCTTATTATCAAATAGGAGGTATTACTTGTTTAGGAGGAGCTGATAATTCAAATGTATGTGGAAGAAATTCCGGAGGAAGTCCTTATAATTATGGAGGTGGTTCTTTTGGAGATGACAGTATTAATTCTAGTTTACCTGCACCAAACGATGGTAGCGGTGAAAAAAATAGAACATCTGGTTATAATGTAAAATACGATGAGACTGAAATACCTAAAAGTATTCCAATGTATTTAGAAACTCATAAGAATAAGTTGAACATTAAAGATGCCTCTCCCATTGTAGTTGATGATACCGGTATTACTAAACCTTCAAATAGTATTTGGAGTTTATATAAAGATGACAACAATTCAGATTTTGCTGATCCTAATACTCTTTCAGGTAATGTTGTTTTTGAATCAAATTCAAAAGATAGAGGTTGGGAACCTTTATGTGATTCTGGTGATAAATCTGTTACTTATCAAATAAACCAGACTTCTTTAGCAGTTGAATCAGGTGGGCAAATAAAAGGTGATGTAAATTTGTCTTCGGAACAAAAATCTAGTTTTGGAAAAGAACCTGTTATAAAAAAGACCCTTGCAATGCATGATGCGTTAACAATAGCAATATATGTTTTGATTTCTTGGACAATTATCTCTTTTATGTGCAAACATAAAAAACAATTAAAATCATTTTTTAAAAAGTAATATCAAGGTCGTCTAAAAAAACTTAAAAAAATAAACATTATGGTTAGTACAGTATATGTTTTATTGAGTATATTTACCATAATGGATATTCAAATTAAAGAATTTAATCCAAAATCAATTGACCCCTGTAGGGTATGCGTGTTTGTTGGAAAAAGAGGAACGGGTAAGAGTTCATTGGTAACAGATATTCTCTATCACCAAAGAAAAATCCCAATGGGAGTTGTTATGAGTGGCACGGAGGAATCCAACGAACATTATAAAAAACACATACCAGATTTATTTATCTATGGAGATTACGAACCCGACGTAGTTAGTAAAATTATTCAAAATCAACGCGAAGCTGTTAAGGGAAAAAACCCCCAACCTTGTTTTATGTTACTGGATGATTGTATGTATGACAACAAATGGACTAGGGACAAGGATATCCGTGGTATTTTTATGAATGGTAGACATTGGAAGATTCTCTTTATGATTACAATGCAGTATTGTATGGATCTTCCACCTGCTCTACGGGCAAATATAGATTATGTATTCATCCTTAGGGAAAATATTATTCAAAATAGGGAAAAACTGTGGAAAAATTTCTTTGGAATTTTTCCAACCTTTGATAGTTTTTCAGAGGTAATGAATGCATGTACGGAAAATTATGAATGTCTTGTACTTGATAATACTTCGAAAAGTAATAAAATAGAAGACGTTGTATTTTGGTATAAAGCTAAAGTAGGAAGGCAATTTAAAATGGGCTCAAAGGAACTTTGGGAACACCATAAGAGAAATTACAACCCAGGCCATGACGGTCCTCGAGGGAAAATAGACCCAGCTAGTTTAAAAAAGCAATCTAAGCAACCTAAAGTCAAAGTTACTAAAACTGACACAACTGGAAAGAAAAAAGTTAAGAAAAAAAAGAAATAAGCGTGCTTTAACCTAAGTATGATTTAGGAGAATATAAACCCTTAGGGGCAATTTGACAATGAGGTCCTTGTTGGGGAAGAGGGGTATTCTCCCAAGTCATCATACATTCAGAATTCTTACCACAAGGGGCAAAATATTTTTGCGTGACACCTTCAGAGTTTACTAGTGGTTTACCACCATCAAAAAGAACACTAGTGCGCTCTCCCGAGCACGAGTTAGGGCTACCAGCTGGGGCTAATTGATTTCTCTGGACGGCGTTTGTATCGTCTAACTGTTCTCTAATTTTTTGTCCATTTTTTTGAAAAAATTGTCTAAGTTGGTGGCTAGTTGTTAATTTACCATCAACAGCTTTATTAATATAAAATGCGTAAAGGTCGCTGCTAGGGCGTTGGTCTGTAAAATAAGCAGCTGGTTGGCGGAAACTTGTGAATTGGTCATTGGCTAGGGTTGTTGGAAGCCAGTGGTAAGCATTCATAACTGTATTGTTTCTTCCAGCGTTAAATTGGCTTCCGTTGCTCATTTGTTTAATATGGGTATTTAATTTAATAAAATATTTTTTTATTTGTGTTAATTTCGCAATAATAATTTAATTACTTATCTTCTTCATTTTCTTCTACCTCATCATCTGTAGTTTCTACTTCAACTTCCTCTACTTCAACTTCTTCTTCTTCTTCTTCATCTTCCACGGTATCTTTAGCTACCTTATTGCTTTCATTAGGAGATGGAAATTGCCGAGATAGAAAACCAGAAATCTTTCTTAACTGATCATCCATTGCCTCTACTTGTTTAACTTGGTTTTTAGTCATTCCTCCAGTAGAATTTATTTTAATTGTTTCTTTTTTAATTTTCTGAATCTCCCTAAGCATATATAAACTTACACCTAGCGCTCCACCTGCGGCTATAAGAGGTAACCATTTTATAATAACAGATTCAGTAGAAGGAGCAGAAAGTTGTGATGGTTTTTTAGAACTCATTTTGTATAGTTATATATTTATATAAATCATTAAGTAATTTTAAGTTTATTTAAAGTAATTTTACAAAGTAAAATTCTTAGCGATTGTTCCAATACGCTTAAAGTTTTTTTACCCACCAAGACGGATATTTAC